TGAAGAAAATTATGATTCTGAAATAGAAGTGACCATTACTTTTAAAAATATGACTAAAGAAGAAGTGGAGAAAATGGGAGAATTTAATGGCTTTTAAGGAGGGTCAGAAGTGAGTGATTATGTTTGGTTGCAGATTATAAAACATGCACTTCAACATTATGTTCAAAGAGAAGGTGCGAGTGAAGAGGATCTAAAGCAGGAGCGAAAAGTGATGAGGCATTATGAGGATAGAGTTGATAGTTTTAAGGCAAGGCATAAAATAGGGGGTTAACAATGGGCGGTTATCGTACAAAAATTAAAGATAGAATTAAGCAAGAATATAGCAAGTTATCTGATGTAGAAATAGAAGAGATCATTAAAGAAGCTGAGAAAAAGGTGGAAAATCATGAAAAAGAAAAAGCAAAATAGATTTATTTATAGAATTCATTATAGAGCTGCGAACGGAAGTGGAGGATGGAAAAGAATAATTACTAGAGATAGAATGACTGTCGCGAGAAGAGACCAGCTAGAAAAAGAATTGATGGATAAATATGAATTTTTAAGAAAGCAAAAAATATTAATAACTAAAGTGGAATGGGTTAATAAGATAGGGTAAAGAGGTGGTATAAAAATGGATTTAACAGTATTTTACGAGCTGCTTAATGATATAGAACAGAATCCAGAAGCTAAAACAATAATAATGCCATTAGATATTTGGTTTAATTTTAAAGGCACAGAGATATTTATGAATTATGGTCGGTTCATATCTGCTGAAGACGGACATATAAGATATTTTGAAGATGGCCCAAAAGATAAAGTGGAGCTTTTTGATTTAGAGATCATTAGAGTTTCTCCGCATATGATGGAAAGTGATTATCTATTAACAGAGAAAGCGATTACTAAAACCGGCACTGAAAAGATCATTGAACTAGAAAAAATAATAGAAGAAGCTGAAGGAGGTAAATAAGTGGAAGATAAACTTAAAGGACCCTGGGAGTTTATAGAGTATGAAAATTCAATGTTTACAATTTTAGAAGTTAAAGACAAAAACAATAATAAGATGATCGCAAATTTTGTTGCTAATGATGAAGATTATCAATATAAGAAAAGGCTGGCCCTGGCTATTTCTCAAATACCTGATTTGTTAAAGTTATTTGAGACCATCAAAATAGAAGTTAAGCTAAAAGAACAGAAAGAAAATAACTCTGATGATCAGAACATAATGATTAATTATTTGATTAAAGAGAACTCAGAGGAGCTGACCCGGATTATTCAAGAAATAGAAGTGGATCTAAATGGATAGCACATATTTGTTCTGGTTTATATTTATTTGGTGCTTAATAACAATGGCCAGAGCAAGAAAATAGGGAGGAATAGATGAATTTAGGAAATATATTATTTGCAATTGGTGGAGTAGTTTTCGGAACAATAGTTACAGCTATAAAATTGCATAAAGAAAATTATGAGCAGCAGAAAATGATCAATAAATTAAATGAAAAATTAGTTTTTGAAAAAACCTCAAAGAAACTTTTTATGAAAATGTATGAAGAACAAATAAGGAAAAATGTAAATGATAAATATACCAGAGCTTGTGACCCACCTGAGGAAGAATTCAAAAAGATTGAGTTTGACAATGAACCAATATTTCCTGGACTGGGAAGGAATTATTTTGTACCTGGTGGACGAAATAAAAATTATTGCGGTGTGAGAAAGCCTTTTGAGTGGACAAAAACTTATTATAGCCCGTGTTACTTGCCATATTCAGCCAGAAAAGAATTAGAAAATAATAAAGAGGTGAAAAACAATGATGAAATATAGAACTGATTGCGGAATGGAATTTAATTCAACAGAGCATACATGCAAAAAGAATGTAAATATAGAAAGAAAATTAATTGAAGGTAACCGACCCAAAAATATAAAAGTTGAATTTGGAATGAATGAAAAATGTAAAGATTGTGCAGCAGTGAAACAAAAAATAGATAAACTGCTAAATACTGAGGATGGGACAACTTTCAAAATTAAAGTTAAATACTGTGAAGCTAGATCAATAACCCCTGAAGAAAGATACTGGTTGCTTTTGGATAGTTTAAGAGAAACTATTTCGGTATCAGTTAATGATTATGAAACCAGAGAAGGGTCCTTTGAGCGGCTGGATGAATTACACAGAATAAATAACAAACTCTTGAAAGCGGTAAAAATGTCAAAGGATTTACTCTTAAATTTAGAAGCTAATTCAGATGCCTGCGGGATAATGGATACAGTTGAATATTTAGAGGGAGCAATCAGAGATGCGGAAGGTGAAAAATAATGACCTGCTTAAAATGTGGAAAAGTAATCGTTACAGATACTGATCAGCCAGAATTTGGAGTCTGCGATAATTGCATAAAGAAGAAAGGGGATTAGATGCTTTTAACTGTTATAGTAACATATTTGGTGTTGGGTGTGCTGATCACTATGACCCTGGGAGATCTTTTTAGTTCAGTTTATGTGGATTGGCAAACGTTTTGGTTTGATGTATTATTATTTGTTTTTGCAGTAATTACTTCTCCTGTATTAAGTTTAATTTTTATCATCCAGGGAGTGGTTGAAAAATTAAAAGGGAGGTTCTAAATTTGGCAAATTATATTTTAGATGAAATAAAAGGTCAATTGATTGAACAACAAAAACCAAAACTTTTAAATTGCTGGAATTGTCCTAATCATAATAAATGTTCAAAGATTAAAAGGTATTGTCCTACATTTAATTTAAGCACAGAAGATTTTTCTAAAAAATATATCGAAGTGGAGATTGGGTAATTATGATTAAAAATACTATAGTTCAATGCAAAATATATGATGATCCAGAGTTAGGACCAGATACTATAGATATTTGGGAAGGAGTCAGAAAAAAGGAAGGAGAAGACGCTGATAAAAAATTTAATATAACAGACTTTAATATTTTATCTTATACCGAACAAAAAAACAGAGTTTTAATACGTGTTACTTTAGAAGAAAAAGGAGCTGATGAATGATGCCTAAATTTAAAAATCGAATTCATAATCACCCTATGATGGAAAAGAAATTAGGATTAGATGATGATCATGTAATTATTGATAGAGAACTTTTTGAAGAATTAAAATATAAGCAGCACGGAAATTGTCGCTTTATAAATGTAAGGGAGAGTGAATAATTTTGTTAAATAGAATAGTACTTATTGGCCGGCTAACACGCGATCCAGAACTTAGATACACCAGTAATGGAACACCGGTTTGTAACTTCACACTGGCTGTAGAAAGAAATTATACCAATCGAAACGGTGATCGTGATGTTGATTTTATCAGTATTGTCACCTGGAGGGGCCTAGCTGAAAACTGCGCCCGCCATCTTGGAAAAGGTAGACTTGTGGGAGTAGATGGCCAGCTGCATATTAGAAAAAGCGAAAATAACAACAGAACTTATATTAACCCTGAGGTTAATGCAGATAATGTCCGATTTTTAGATTTTGCAAATAACAACAATCAGAGAAATAATTCACAAAATAATAAAAAACAGCAGCAAAACTCTAAAAATAATAATCAAGGAAAAGGGAATAAAAAACAGCAGTCACAGAACAATCAAAACAGCCAGAGTCAGCAACAACCTCAAAATCAGCAGCAAAATTATAATCAGAATCAAGGCGGTAACGGAAATTTTGACCCTGACGACTTCGATGTTCCCTTTTAGCCGCGATGATTATTAATCAAAAAAATAGAAAGGAGATAAGATGGGATATATAAGCAGAGAAGATCAAAAAATAGCAGAAGTATTAAGTCACTTCCAATTATATCTAAATGACAAAATTGATAAGTACAAAGAAATTGAAACAGTAGAAAAGTCACCTAAGTTTATGCGCTCTATCAAGATGGCCCGGACCTATACCGGCAAAGTAAAAGATATGCTTATTGTAGATGCAGCCAAAGAGCAAAAAGAAAATATTGCTCAGAAAGTCCAGGAAACTAAGCTTTCTCTAGATTATACCAGAGTGGCCAAAAAGAAAAAGAGGAAAATGAGGAAAGAGGACGATGTCACTGTAGTAGAGACTGATGATCTTTATGACATTATTGATAAAACCGTAAAAGTTCACTGTCTAGAATGCACTAAACCAAAAGAAGAGATTGAAAAATGTAAATTAAGGAAGCATCTACTCAAATATGACATTCCAGTAATACATGATGATCCAGAACATAGTGCTTGTCCTTTCAAAGTGCTGCCGGATATGGTGCAAAATGAATGATTACTATATCTGTGATATTGAAGGCTGCGGGGAACAGATCAGGAATGGCCGGTTTTGTCACTATCATAACTCATTAACCAGGTACCGGCCATGCGCCTGGTATTACCACAATGATTTGGGTACAGCTGCAGTTGAATGGTGTGGCAAAAAAGATAAAAGATTTATTGAAGTTAGATGCAAAGGTTGCGAGGATCATATAAAACCAGAGAACGGAATTGAAATCATTGAAAAGTTGACTGGACTTAATGGAGGTGGAGAATGAACATCAACAAAGAAATTGAAAAAATAATGAAAGATGATGATCAACCATTTATTCAAGTGAGAAAAAGATACACTGATAACAGCAAAAATATAGGTTGGATTTTTGACTATAAATTATCATTGCAGGCTTATGGCTTAATGGCTTATTTGTGGTACGCAGTTGAAAGAACAGATGATTTGGAATTGAAATATTTAGCTTTAAAATTTGAAACCACAGAAAACCATATAAAAGAATCAATAGATGAATTAATAGAAAAAGGTTATCTTCAAATTTCAAAAGTTCCAAAACCAAAGAAAGTATATAGGTTTGATATATTCAGAAATAAGTACAGAACAAGTAGTAGATACACTTCAAAAGATTTACTTTAGGAGTGAACTAAATGGGAAATTTAAAACTAATAAGAAATAGTGGGAAGATTACTTTTAAAAAATCAGAGGATAATAAAAATAGTGCAATGATTGCTGGGTGGATATCAGCTAAAAGGACCGGCATCTGGCTTAATCATATTAGAGGATTAGAAAATAGGTTTTTCGATATTGAAGAAAGATCAGAAATCAATGAAAATCACATTACTCTTTATGAGTCTGGCCAGATAATTGGATGGATAGAAAAAGATTATAAAAAAGAAATTGAGGACATGCTCTGGAAGCATCTAAAACATTATACTCATGAACCGGTAGAAGAAAAAGAAGTTAAAGAAGAGATTAAAGAGGAGCCGGCAGAGTTTGGCCAACTGGCATTATTTTAATAGACAGGAGTGGAAAAATGATTTTATCAGATCAAGAAATTATGAAAGCTCAAACAGAACACAATATAATAAGTGATTTTAATCCGGACCAGGTGGAACCAGCATCATACGACCTGAGGTTAGCAGATAAGATATTACTTGAAAGAAATTATTCAAGACCAATCGGAATGAATGAAGAGGTTGAATATATACCGACATCAATCAATGACCGGCCACTTAATCCACAAGAATTTGTTTTAGGCAGCACAGAGGAATACATCTTATTGCCGGACAATCTGGCTGCATTTGTTACCGGCAAGTCTACAATCGGTAGAAAAGCAATAGAAGTTCATCAGACAGCTGCATGGATTGATCCGGGGTTCCAGGGTAACATCACTTTAGAGATTATTAATAACTCTTCAAACAAAAGAAAACTTAAGGCCGGAGAGTTAATTGCTCAGATTGTTTTCTTTAAAGTGTCCGGCGCGGTACTGGAACCTTACGATGGTAAATATCAAAATTCAGATGGTGTAATTGGCAGCCTGATAAATAAAGAAACTGAAATTAAACCGCTCTTTATCGGTGGCCCGGGCCAGAAGGTAAATCAGAATGAAATCTAAATTATCAGTTTTAATTGTCACTTTGGCAATATTCTTGGGCTATTCAATACTATGGGAAACTCAAGAAGGTAGAATGTTTGCTGCTAAGTGGTTAGTAATTTCGGGGACTTTTATCTTAACCTTTAAAGAGTAGAGTATAGAAAGGGGGTTATTAGATGCCGGACTTTTTAAAACAGTTAATATTTTTAATCATAATGAATATAGCAGCATACAGAATAGCGAAAACAGAAGAAGGAAAAATATATTTAGCCAAATTTACATTGATTATTGCGTTTATTTTACTTATATCAATTTAAGGAGGAATACAGATGAGTAAAAGAATTAATAAAAAAGACTTATTAAATAAAGCAGAAGAAATAAAGAATAAAGGGCAGCACCTAGCATTAACAATAGTTACACCGGGCAACAGAGAAGTTATTATTGTACCTAACGATGATATAGAAAATAAACTTCGCTATATTGATAATGCTTATGATTCTAATCTTGATCATAAAAGCTTGATAAGTGGAGGGGTAAAAATAACAGATGTTTGCAACCTCGAGAAATGGATTGAAGAAGTCCAGGAAAATGGATTTTATGGTTTATCTGATGTTTATAGAGAACTCAAAGATAAAATTGAATCAGAAAGTGAAAACCAATGACCGGGCCAGAAATTAAAATAAATAGAATTGTCGGACCTGAGGACGAACCAGAATGTGTAGTTTCACCTATAGATGATGATCAAATAACTTTTTATAGGGATTATGTTAAAGCACCGTGGTCAGTCAGAGAGGTGCAGAATAGAGATGAGATTCAGTTTAAGATTCTAGATAATGAAGAAAAAATAATCTGCCAGGTAACTACTAAGTTAAAAGACCAAAAATACGGCAAGGTTATAGCAAGATTAATTGCCGGAGCTCCCAGAATGGTAGATAAAGCGACTAAAGTACATGGGGCTTTACTTCTTGAAAATGGTGGTGATCCCATGGAAGAAGTTCAAAAACTCATCCGGATAGCGTCAACAATTAAGCATGGCACTGTTGAGATGTGGGAGTGGGAAGAATGAAACCAATTGTAAATCAGGTAATGAACGCCACTAAAGTGGCTGCTGAATTTTTATATATAAATGAGGAGGTGGAAGAATTGACCGGGCCAGCACTAAAGGACGAAAAGATAACTTACAAAGATCAAGAAATGAACTATTATCATTTTATAGAAATGCTGATATCTAAATCATATAAATTAAATGCAGCTATCTTTGTAGATAAAACTGGAATTGATCTAAGAGTAGTGGATTTAGAAATTTTAGGTCAGATAATATTAGATACTAATCGTTCAAATGAATTACTTAAATTATCACATAAAAAGTTATATAATTTCATGGTTGAATTCTATTTTAAATTCAATTATTTTGATGAATTAAAAAGATATCAAAATAGAGATATACATCTCGGTAGAATTGAGATAGAGAATGATTTTAAAAAAATGGTAAATAAATTTGAAGTTGATCATGGTTTGGATATGAAGAAAGTTTTAATGGGCGCATTGGGAGTACCCTGGCATAAATATAAATATGAATTGTTCAAAAGAATAAAAACCTAGATCAAGACCGGCCGGGGGAAGTTCAAGAGCGATGGCCCGGTCAATGAATAAAAATAGGAGGTAAAGAGAATGGATTACAGAGGTAGTTATGATTTTGAAAAAATGCATGATAAAGCGAAAGAGATTATAGTAGATTATTTTAAAGAAAATTATCCTTACCCTGAGGAAGAGATTGAATATTTCACAGAAAAACTTAGTTTATATTCTTTTCCTCAAACATGGTCAAGTACAGCCTGTGGGTTTGGTGGTATTGCTGGACAAGCAATTACTGGAGCACAAACAGTTGCATTCTTTTCAGACGGATTAGGAGTATTTGTAGTATTTATTGCCGGTAGGTTTGCTTATATGGTAGAGCCACAGGGTTCAGAAGTTATTGAACTCATTATGCAGCATAGATTGCCGGGCAGATTTGATGCAAGTAGAAAATTTAAAGAGAGCAAAATACTTAAACTGGGAGGAAATTAAAATGGCACAATATACTCAAGCCCCTGAGGTAGAAAATATTGCTAATAAATTAATAGAAAAATATCATAATCACCTACAGGGTTTTAAGATAATTTACTTATTTAGAGACAAAGCGATGAAATCAAAAGGAAAAGAGGTTTATGGTAAAGCTTCAAAAGTACAATCTAAGTACCAGGCTATCACTGGAGCAACATTTGTCATTGAGATAGCTGAACCAGCATTTGCTTCAATGGACCACAAACATCAGGTAGCTTTAATAGATCATGAACTGATGCATTGCTTTATTGATGAAAATGATCAACCAACTATTCTTTCTCATGATTTCGAAGGATTCAACAAGGAGCTTAAGAGACACGGCTTCTGGGCTTCTGATCTGCAGATCATGAAGAAGCAGCTGCAGCAGATGGAACTGCCTTTTAATGAAAAACCAGAGCTTAAGGTGGTGAGTGGGTAGTGCCAATCAATCACAAGAATCTGGCCCGGGCCAGAGAAAAGAGCGGAAATACTAAAACGTACTTAGCTAAAAAGTGCGGGGTAACAATAACTACCTATAGCAAGTGGGAAGACGGAGAAACAGTCCCGGGAGTCGATAAAGCTAAGATACTTGCGGATATATATGAAACAACAGTTGATGTATTATTTTTCAGCAGAGTATTTAGACTAATTTGAGGTGAGGTAATTGGATTTTAGATGCAGTTTAAGTAAATGGAGAACTAACAAAAGGTCGGCCAGGTTAACATTACTGGTCGGCCCCAAAGATGCACCAATGGATTTATATAACTTTGAAGACAAACCACTTGATATTATATTAAACAGCAAAGTTAAGATAAAAGGAGAAATCAAAAATATTGAGCAGCTGGTAAAAGGAAAAATAAAAATCGTGATCGTTACTGCTGAAGATTATAAAAAAGAAATTATTAGCGGTGGCCCGGGCCTTAAAAATTCAGAAGAAATAAAAGCTACTTTTTTGATTGATGCTGATGAACAGGTTAAGCGAATGAATATGATCAGTGGCCGGCAAAGAAGAAAAGCTTTTGCAACTATAAAAGACATCGCGGAAGGCACTGGCCATGAAACTAATGAAATGTATAGAATCATAAAAGATAAATTCTCAGAAGTTACCGGTTATGGTGAGATCAGCCTTTCTGATTGCACTAGAGAAACCGCTGCTCTTTTTATTGAATATTGCATAAGGCTTGGGTATGAAAGTGGAGTTGAATGGAAAGAGCACCCCAGAGAGAGAATGGACAATCTTTATAGATGGCTGCGGCTATGTCTTGATCAGAAAATTTGTGCAGTGTCTGGACTGCCGGGAAAAGAATATTTAATTGATAATTCTGGGGCTATAATTCACGCTCATCACACTGATGCAATAGGGATGGGGAGAAACAGACAGAAATTTGATGACAGTAAACTCAAAAAGATATCTTTATCAGCTAAATATCATAATGAAGCGCACAATATGGGTTGGGAATCATTTAAAGAAAAATATCATGTTGAGGGCATTATTTATCCGTAACGGATTAGGTGTTGGCCCGGTGATCGGAGGAGGTTGATTTTGTTGGCCTGGAGAAATGTAAGCGAAAAACAAGCAAAAGATTTGATTAAGAAAAAGAGAAAAGGTGCCGGTGTTAATGTTTTAGAAGAGGAAGAACAGAAAAAGCTAGCTCAATATCTTGATTATAAATATACGGAAGGCGATTGGTGCCATGTTCCTAATGAAGGTGACCACAAAGTCCAGTATTATGCTAAACAGAAGACTTTAGGTGTTAAGTCAGGCGTGCCGGATGCATTAATTTTCAAACCGGTTACCGGCTATAATGGAATTGCTATTGAGCTTAAAAGACTAAAAGGTGGCCGGGCAAGCGAAAGCCAAAAGAGATGGCTTAAGAGGTTTAAAGAGAATGGCTGGGCTGTTAAGTTAGCAGAAGGAGCAGATGCTGCTATAGAATTTATTGAAGAACTGGAGGGGTAAAATGATCTGGATAGATTTTTTTGATGATACAAAAAACAAAATTAAAAATATAAAAGATATTAATAATATTGAAGTAATAAGATTTGATTTTATAGTGGATGGTCATGCAGACCAGATGTACATTTATTTAGAAGAAAAAAGGTTATTATCATTAACAAAACCTTCTATAAAAATTAATTATAAATATTTGAGAATCAATAATATAAGTGCCACTATGTTTATTGAAAAAGCAATAACAGAACTAGAATACCAACCAGATGGTTTTTTCTTAGATGATTCCATAACATTAAGAATTAACCAAGGTCATGATATCGAAATAAAAATTTAATGAGGTGAAGTCATGAAAAATATAGTTGATATAATTGATAACTTTCTAAATGAAATACAAAAAGAAACTGAAAACAGACCTTATTTAGACATGATGTTTTTTGTAAGTGAAAAAGAATATAAAAAAATAAAAGATGTTTTTATGAGTTCAGCCAACAAAAAAGAATTAGTGATCAAAAGGAGCATGGCTCATAGTGACCCAGAAGCAAGATATGAAACTTATCGTTTTGAAAAACGGTGGATAAAGTTTAGTTTTAGAGTTGATACGAGTTCTGGTGAAGATAATGAAGATTAAACTTAGGTTTGAAAATCATGAAATAGGAACAATTATCAAAATAATGGCTGATAAATATAATGATGCCGGAGAATTATTAAGCTCAAAAAGTGTTGGCTATGTTAGCAGCAGATTAATCGCTAAAGGTGTAGAATTTAAAGACATAAATTTTGATTAAAGGAGTGATCGCTATCGAACTAATAAAAAACGTTCCTTATTTTATTTATAAATTATTTTTAATTCTTATAATGTTTGAATATATACTTGTTAAAGTAAAATTTATAAACCAAGTATTGAATACTCCTGGAATGATTGAAGAAAAAGTAGTAGAAAATTTAGTTAAAGAATATTTTATGAAGATAATTGGTGGGATATTAATTTTAAGATTTTTGTTAATAAAACTTTAAAAAAGGATGAGAAGAATGAAAACTGATTTAGAAAGACTTCACGATGTAGCTTTAAAAGAAAATCACGGTCCTAGAGAAGGTAAAACTTTTTATGATTGTCATTTAGTTGCCGGAGCCTTAGAATTAGAAAATGAAGAGGTTATAATCTGGCTCCCATCTTTACGCAGTGCGAAGCATATAAAACCAATGCTCAAAAAGGTATTACAAGATCATGATATTTCTATAGCAAGCAAACCAAATAGAAATTGTTGGATATTAGATAATAATTCGAGAATCATTTTTGCTTGGGGAAATATTAATGGTTACTCTCATGATTCGGCAGTAGTGACTTTTTGGTAGGAGGAATCTATGATCACTTCCAATAAACGATATAATATAATTACAAGATGCATGAAAGTATTATTTATGATAATAAATGAAAGTGGTTTAAATAGAAATTTGATTGCCGGCCGGTTGGGGGTGAGCTCTAAAACGGTCAGTAGATATATTAATATCTTAAGAACAGCAGGTTTTGAAATAGTTTATAACTTTAAAAAGAAAGAATATGAAGTAATTAATTATCAAATGGTGGAGGGGTTGGGCGGAAATGCTAAATGAATCTAAATTAATTTGTGAATACCAGGGTATTAAAAGACATATTCAAGTGCCAGTATTATGTCCTAGGTGCAACAGAAGGACTTTCATTTTAGATAATAGAAAAGAAAAAGGTAAATGTATAAGGTGTGGCAAAGAAATGACTGCTGATGAATTACTAGAAGTTGCAAAGGCTGATTACTTAGAAAAACACAGTGCTATTGACTATCAAATTAGAAATAACAGAGGTGACTGCGGCAATGCCTAATAAAGAGAAAGAAATCATAGAAGAATTGTTGAATAATTACAGAAGGATAAAAGCAAAAGTTGCAACAGAAGCAATAAAAGATGCTCCTGAATATGCACTGCAGGCTATTAATTATAGTAAAGTAGGATCTGGCGAAACTAATAATACATATTCTGATGTTGAAGAGTTTGTTGCCAGGAAGTCTGAACAGGACAGTAAATATAAAAATCTAGTCAAAGCAAGAAATATCATCTATCACGCTTATATTAATTTGCCTACTGAGATGAGAAGAATAGTTGAGTATCTATATTTTAATGACTTGTCAGCAAAGAAAACTGCAGATCGAGTTGGTTGCTCTAAAAGCACAATAGATAATAGAAAATCAGAAATATTTGCAGAATTAAAAGTTCACGGCCTTATGTCCGCCTGGGAGTTTTGGATTAAAAGTCGAGAATTATTGAGTTAATTTTAATAAAAACATTAGTTTGGTAAGATTTTGGTATGATTTTGTGCTGTTTTTGAGTGGATTTTCTATATAGAAAGAATATAATGATAGTATGAAGTAATTATGAGTTTTTCCATTATTACTTATTTATTTCCTATTTGGTTTTTTACCGGCTTAATTCCACTATTTAGGCCGGGTTTTTTCATACTACCTCTATTATAATATGTGTGGCTCGGGCTCTATGTCCGGGCCATTACTCGTTTATAGAGCTATGAATCAGCCATACTGCAGCACGAACTACCCGCCGCAGCTACTGGATATCAGAGTAGAAAGGTGTCAGCTCAGCACTCCCGCTGGCTCCACAGGCCCTCAGAATTCGCGGGTCCTTCTGAGAATCTAGAGCCTTGCGGTGACGCTGAATCCCAAAAACTGGCTAGATTTCGGTGAAAAAAGTTCAATTTCATACAGTCGATAACTTTTTATATTTTTTAAAATTGAATATTAATCTTTTATAATAACTGTCATGACAGCGCTCGTGGCAGTTTTATTTTTACCATTTTAAAAACATTTGTTTACAGTATTTTACTGAACTTACGGTGATTTTAATTTCAGTGAAAAGGAGGGTCTTATGAAATTCGAAGTTTCAGCTGAAGAGCTCGCAGAATTTATAGATATTTCCGAGCGCAGAGTTTATCAGTTGGTCGATGCAGAAATTATAGATAGAGTTACAGAAGGAAAATATGATCTTAAGGAATGCGCTAAAAAATATTATGAGTTTAAATTTGGAAGCGGTAATAGAGATTTGAATGAAGTAAAAGCTGAGCATGAAGAAATCAAAAAACGAATTAGTGAAATTAAACTTGCTAAGCAGCAAAATAAAGTTCATGAAGCTTCAGATGTAGAATTTGCAATGACCAATATATTGACTACCTTTAGAAATAGAATTTTAGCGATACCTCCAAAATTATCTCCTCAAATAACAGGAATGAAAAACACAAATAAAATTAGTGATCTAATGAACTCTGAATTGAAAGAAGCTCTTGAAGAATTGTCAGGGTATGACCCATCTTTATTTGTTGATGATGAAGATCTATACGAAGGTGATGCAGTTGAAGTCGAAAACAAAAAAGTTATTCAAGAAGGTTCTCAAGACAGTAGCACCTCCACCGGATCTAAAAATAAGTGACTGGGCTGATCAATATAGAAAATTACCTCGCGAAACATCAGCCGAGCCTGGACAATGGAGAACAAACCGAGCACCTTATCAACGAAAAATAATGGATTCTATTAATGATCCAGAAGTTGAAAAAGTTGTTGTAATGAGCAGTTCTCAGGTTGGAAAGTCTGAAATAGTTATTAATGTTATGGGCTATTATATTGATATTGATCCGTGTCCAATGTTATTAGTGCAGCCAACTGTAGATGATGCACAGGATTTTTCAAAAAGAAGGATAGCTCCATCAATTAAAGCTACAGATTCATTAAGAGAAAAAGTTTCGGAAAGCAAAAGCAAAGATAGCAGCAATACTATTTTGATGAAATCTTTCCCTGGTGGTTTTTTAGCTCTTGCTGGTTCCAACTCTCCTTCTGGTTTGGCAAGTAGACCAGTAAGAATTTTATTGTGCGATGAAATTGATAGATATCCATCTTCTGCGGGAAGTGAAGGAGATCCATTAAAAATTGCAGAAAGAAGAACAACTACTTTTTGGAATAAGAAAAAAGTTTATGTTTCTACACCGACAATTAAAGATGCGTCCAGAATTGAAGATGAGTATAAAGCTGGAACTCAGGAAAAGTGGAAACTTAAATGTCCTCATTGTGGAGATTATCAATATATACATCTTCAAAATGTTAAATTTGAGTATGAGAAAGATAAAAAAGGCAATTATAAAGTTTGGGATCTAAAGTATGAATGCACTGAATGTCATAAAAAATTTGATGAGCACACTTGGAAAAACCAACCAGGCAAATGGATAGCAGAAAACGATGATGTTATTAAGACAAGAAGTTTCCACCTTAATGCTTTTGTAAGTCCCTGGACTCCCTGGGAAGAAATTATGGAAGAATGGCTGACTGTGAAAAAGGATCCGGAGCAGTATAAAGTATTTAAAAACACAATGCTCGGTTTGCCCTGGGAGGAAAAAGGAGAAATTGAAGATGAAGAGTTTCTCTTAAAACGCAGGGAAGAATATGAAGCAGATGTGCCGGATGGAGTTCTACTTTTAACCGCTGGTGTCGATGTTCAGGATGACAGACTAGAATATGAGATAGCAGGCTGGGGAAAAGGACAGGAGTCCTGGGGTATTGAGTACGGTATGATAATGGGTGCTCCTGATATGCCGTCAACCTGGCAGATGCTTTCTGATAAACTAGACCAAACTTTTAGGACAGAGTCAGGCAAAGGGATGAAAGTTGCCTGTGCCTGTGTTGACTCTGGAGGTCATTTTACTTCAGATGTTTATAAATTTTGCAAAAAGAACGAACATAGAAGAATATTTGCTATTAAAGGCCGGGGTGGTCCGGGTATTCCTCTGATAGATAAGATTTACCGCAGTAAAAAAGAAAATGCTGCGGTTTTTATTTTGGGTGTTGATTCTGGTAAATCAACTATCATGTCAAGACTTAAGATAAAAGAAAGAGGTGACGGATATTGTCACTTTCCCGCTAATAAAGAAAGAAATTATGATCGCAGTTATTTTCAAGGTCTTATATCTGAGAAACTGGTCCGAAGAAAAAGAAGTGGCCAGTACAGAATGGTCTGGGAAAAAATTAGCCCTAATCAGAGAAATGAGCCTTTAGATTTAAGAAATTATGCTTTAGCTGCACTTAATATACTTAATCCTAGCTTTGATGCACTTGAAAAAAGGCTAAAACAAAAAGGAAATGGCAGTGTTAGTACAAGTAATTCTAAATCTAGAAGAAAAAAGAAGCGCCGCGGTGTGGTTAATAAGGGTGTATCAGTATAAGGAAGGTGGTTTGAATGGCTTCAAAAGACAGGTTAGAAAAAGCAAAACAAAGATTAGAAGCTTATTATGAAGCAGAAATGGCTGTTCTTGCCGGCCAGGAGTACAAAATTGGAACTAGAAGTTTGACTCGAGCTAATTTAGAAGAAATAAGAGCAGCAATTGACAGTTTAGAAAAACAAGTTGATCAGTTAACTGCCGCAGTAAATGGAAAAGGCAGAAGAAAAGCTTATAGAATTACTGCCAGAGACTTATAAAGGGTGGTCTTATGAATCTAATTGATAAAGCTTTAAAATATATCAGTCCTCAGACTGCATTGAAAAGAGAATATGCGAGAGCAAAGCTTAATATCTGGGAGGGTGTTAAAAACTCAGGTTATAGCGAAAGTGGAGCCAGCCATCAAAAGAAATCAATGAAAGGCTGGAACTCAACAAGCCGCAGCCCTAAGGAAGATATTAATAATAATCTTGATACATTAAGGCAGCGTTCAAGATCATTGTTTATGGGTTCACCTTTAGCAGCTTCTGCAATTAAAACTAATAGAACCAATGTTGTTGGAGCTGGGCTTAAACTAAAATCTAAAGTTGATGCCGAAACTTTAGGTATAAGTGAAGAACAGGCTGATCGCTGGGAAAGAAAAGTTGAAAAAGAATTTAGCATCTGGGCTGACTCAGTCTGGGCCGATAATTTGAGACTCAACAATTTTTATGAACTTCAAGGGTTGGCGCTAATGTCCTGGCTGATGAACGGAGATGTCTTTCCTCTTATTAAAAGAGATGATCCAAAAAATTGGATGCCTTATACATTAAGGATTCATCTCTTAGAAGGGGATAGAATTGAAACCCCTAATGATAATAATGCTTTTGCTTATCATGATACTACCGGCAAAAACACTAAAACTGGAAATCCGATTTATAACGGGGTTGAAGTTGATGGCGATTCCGGAGCGGTTGTCGCTTACTGGGTAGCAAATAAACATCCAAAAAGCAAAAGTGATGGTTATGTTACCAATCATAAAAGAGTAAAAGCTTTTGGAGATAAAACAGGGGATCCTAATATTCTTCAACTTATGGAGCCTGAAAGATGTGAACAATATCGAGGAGTTCCATACTTAGCGCCAGTTATTGAAGCACTAAAGCAAATAACTAGATATACAAAAGCCGAGTTGACTGCGGCAGTCGTGCAGTCATTTTTTACTGCCTTTATAAAACAAGATGGCTCGGCCAATGAAATACCATTTGGGGAAACTTTTATGGGAGAAGAACAGGTTGATGAAGAAGATCCTAATTCTTACGAAATGGGAGCCGGAACAATAAATGTTTTAGGGGAAGGTGAAAGCGTTGAATTTGGTGATCCAACCAGACCGGGCAATAATTTTGAGCCTTTTGTAAATGCTATGGCCAAACAGATTGGTGCAGCTTTAGAAATACCTTATGAATTATTAAATAAAGCGTTTTTATCTTCTTATTCAGCAAGTAGAGCTGCATTATTAGAAGCCTGGAAAGCATTTAAGATGCGCAGGACATGGTTTGCTAATGATTTCTGCCAGCCGATTTATGAATTATGGTTAACAGAAGCGGTGGCCCGGGGAAGAATTAAGGCCCCTGGTTATTTTAATGATCCGGCTATAAAAAGAGCCTGGTCATCTGCAGAATGGATAGGACCAGCGCCAGGGCAAGTTGATCCAGTAAAAGAGGTTACTGCTGCAATTATGAGAATAGAAAATGGTCTTTCAACTAGAGAAAGAGAAACCACCGAGCTCAATGGAAGCAATTGGGACGATAATATAAAACAGCTAACTAAAGAAAACAAAAAGATCAGAGAAGCCTATGAAGGGCTTGGGGAGGATGATCAAAATGCTGTTCAAAATCTAGTTAAAACTCTATATAACAAAGAGATTGAAAAGGGGGCGACAGAAATTGACTAAGTTTTGGTCTTTTAAAAATATTGAAAATGAAGATTCAGAAAGTCTTGAATTAAGAATCGAAGGTGAAATTAAAGACGATCGTAACAGCTGGCTGTATGACTGGTTGGGAATTCCCTATGCCAGTAAGAACCAACTTAAAGATGTTTTATTAGAAAATAAAGATAAAGACATAACGGTTTGGATTGACAGTCCAGGAGGATCTGTTTTTGCAGCTGCTGGTATTTACACACTGTTAAAAGAGCACAAAGGTAAAGTTGTAGCAAAAATAGACGGTAAAGCAATTTCAGCAGCAAGTATGATCTTAATGGCTGCAGATGAAAAGTATATCTCACCGGTTGGCCAGGTTATGATCCACAACCCTATACCTGCTAATGGAGTGTTTGGAGATGCTGAGGAATTAAGAAAAGTTGCTGATGTATTAGATGAAATAAAAGAAACAATAGTAAATGCATATATTGCTGGTACTGGTCGGCCTAGAGATGAAATCTGGGAAATGATGAATCAAGAAACCTGGATGAGTGCAAATACAGCTGTCAATGAAAAATTTGTAGACGGAGTTCTTTATCAAGATAATGATGAAGAATTTAATGTCAAAAACATTAAAGATTATGAGTTTAAAAGACTGCAAATCGTTAACAGTATGGAAACATCTATTAAAAAGATGATATCCATAAAATCAAATGAACAGGCTGCAGAGAATAAATCTGCAGAAGATAATTCTCAAAAGGAAGGTGATCAGGAAGTGGAAATTAAAAATCTCGAAGATTTAGTTAATGCTTATCCGGATTTAGTAAAGGAAGCAAAGAACCAGGCTGTTGAAGCAGAAAGAGAAAGAATTAAAAACATTGATGAAATCGCAGACAATATTGATAAGGAACTTGTAAATAAAGCTAAGTTTGAAGATCCAATGGATGCCAAAGATTTAGCTTTTGAAGCAATGAAATCTGATAAGAAAAAAGCTGATCAATATTTAAACGATGTTCAGCGTGATACTGAAGAATCTGGCGTTGATGATGTTAAAGCAATGGCTGCAGAAGACAAAGAAGATATTGAAAATAAAGAAAAAACGGCAAAAGAAGCTAAAGGCATCGCTGATGCTGTTAATAAAAAAAGGGGGATTAACTAATGGAAAATCTCACTAGTGAAATTGGAACTTTTGAATATGATAATTTGATTGCCGGAAATGCTGTACCACTGTTGGCGGCGGAAGTAACTCTCGCTAAAAACCAGGGTGTTGTTGAAAAAGGAACTGTTCTAGGCGTAGTTAGCGCAACCGGACTTGCTGTTCCTGTAGATGATACAAATGCTGACGGATCAGAAAACCCACATTCTATCTTAACAGATGATGTAGATACTGGAGACGGCTCTGCAACTGATGATTTTATAACTACCGCTTATGTAAGTGGTTTGTTTAACTCTGCAGCACTTATTTTCGGCGGAGATGATGTTGTAGCTGATCATGAGCTTGAATTAAGAAAGCTTGGAATTTTTCTTAAAGAAAATAAATAATTAATTAAATTGGAGGGAATAAAATGAGTATTGAATTATATGACACTAGAACACTTTTAGAAGCAGTAAAAATAATGAAGTCTCCTCAAACTTTTTTGAGAGATACATTTTTTTCTGATGTAGATACTTTTATTACAGAAAATGTAGATGTTGATTTCAAAAAGGGAAAAAGAAAAATGGCTCCATTTGTTGCTCCTAGAATCGGTGGAGTGGTTATGGACCGCCAAGGTTTTAAAACTGACACCTATACACCACCAAAAATTGCTCCAGAAAGAATTATGTCTAAAGATGACATAACAAGCAGAGCAATGGGAGAATCAGTTTACAGCCAGCGAAGCCCGGAGGAAAGAGCTAGAGAACTAATAGCTGATGATTTAATCGAGCTTGATGATTATATCACCAGGCGTGAAGAATGGATGTGCCGAGAAGTTCTTCTAAACGGTAAAGTTATAATTACCAGCGAAGGCGCTGAACAGCAAATTGATTATGGGTTTACAAACAAAGAAGCTTTAACAAGCACTGATGTTTGGTCCGATACAGATAACTCTACTCCTTATGCAGATCTTAAAGAAAAAAGAAGAGAGATTATACAAAAAACTGGTAGAGCTCCTAAAATTGCTGTTTTAGGTTACAATGCATGGGAATTATTTGCTGCACATCCCGACACTCAAAAGAAATTAGATACTATGAGATTAAATTTAGGTAATATTGAGCCCTCTGTTCAATCTCCTAGCCTAACATTTTTAGGTAAACTTCAAGAGTTAAATCTTGAACTTTACACTTATGATGAATGGTTCTTAGATGATGACGGAAATGAGCAGCCAATGATACCTGCCAACACTGTAGTAATGGGTTCTCAGGGAATGAACCGCAGATTTTATGGAGCTGTAACTCAATTAGAAGATAGCGGTTTTGTAACAATTGAAGGAGAAAAAGTTCCTAAAATTTGGAATGACAAAAATAATGATGTAAGAAAAATTAGATTAACATCAAGACCATTGCCGGTTCCTAAAGATGTAGACTCCTGGTATGTGCTTGAAGTTAACTAAAGGAGGTAACTAAATGTTTAAAGTGACTAATTATAAAGTTAGACACAATAGAAAAGTATATGGACCAACAGAAAAAGAGGACATAATCAAAGATCTAAGCAAGGAAAAAGAAAAAGAACTTGCAGCTAAAGGTTATGGAGAAATAGTTGAAACTGTTTCAAAAAAAGAAAGCTCTAAATCTGATGGCCCGGGCAAAGAAAAAAAGCCTGAAATTATTCCAGATGATTTTACAGTTGAAGAAGTAGAAGAAATGATTTCTAAAACTGATGATCTGGATGAACTTTATGACATGCTCGATTTTGAAAGAGAAACCAAAAACAGAAAAGGGGTTGTATCCCCGCTGGAAGAAAAAATTGGTGAGATGGAAGAACCTCCTGAAGAAGGAGAAGTAAATGTTGATTTCGATCCTGACGAAGTAATTAATGATTAAGGAATGATATTATGCCAAAACTAAAAGATTATTTACAATCTGACCTTGATGTGTTTATGAATGTCGATGAGTTTGCAACTAACCACAGCATAAATGGAACTGAAATGGATGTAATCGTTGATAATGATTTAATTGAACAATGGGGCAAAAACAGACAAACTGGGTTTAAAGATCCTACCGGAATATATAATGCAGATATGATGTTTATTGTAAAAGCTGCAGATTTTGGAGATAAGCCCTTGCCGGGAGAAAACATCAGATTTGATGGTGATTTGTACCAGGTAGCAGATGCAAAAGAGGAAACAGGATCATATCTGATCGGATTGGTGGCGAATTTCTCATGATAGAAATTTCAACCAACATGGTTAAAGAAATTGAAAAGACTCTTGGTAGATATAAGAGTAAAACACCAATTGTATTATATCGAGCTCTTAATAGAGCAGCATCTACTATGAAATCTAATGCAGCTAAGAAAACTCGAAAAGAATACCATATCAAATCAAGTGATGTTAAAAAAACAATAGAAACTATCAAAGCTCGCAGGTCAAGCCTGGGGGCTTTAGTAGTTTCAGAGGGTGAACATGTACCACTTGATAAATTCAGATATAAACCTAGAAAGCCTAAGCCATCTAATCCTCCGCAACTTAAAGTTGCCATCAAAAGAGACGGTTATAAAGATCTAAAAGATGCTTTTGTAACCGACATCAACGGCAACAAAATATTTAAAAGAGTTGGAGAAAAAAGGCTTCCTATTACTAGAATGTCTGGCCCGGCCGTACCTCAAATGATTGCAAACGATGAAATATCAGATTATGCACAGGACAGAGCAGAAGAGACATTTTATAAGCGGCTTGATCATGAAGTTAAAAGAGTACTGGAGCGTGGTAGATAATGGTTCCTATTTTATTACAAAAACATTTAGTTGATGAAGTCCTTCCAAAAATCTTTGAAGGTACTAAATTTTTAAATACAGATAATGAAAAAGTGAATATTAATTTTTATAAGCAGTATTTGCCGAAAAAGAAAAAAGATATCGATATTTTTCCTTTTGTAAATGTGATATTACTCGATGGAGAAGAACAAAGCAAAGATACCGCTAATACAGCCCATATTCTTTTCATGGTTGGCGTTTATGATGAAGACGAAAACAATCAAGGTTATCAAGACAGCATAATTATTTTAAACAAAATATATCAACATTTAAGAGAAAAAGAATTATTTGATAGCAAATATGTTATTGATTATCCAGTTAAATGGATGACTAACGATGATGTAACTTACCCTTATTTTTATAGTGCCTTAGAAACTAACTGGGAAGTCGCAAAAGTATTACAAACAAATGAAAATCTATACTCATAAAGGAGTGAAATAAATGGCTTATCAACACGGTGTATATATTACAGAACAGGCAACTTCATTAACACCTCCTGTACAGGTTGACAGTGCTATACAGGTTGTTGTAGGTACAGCACCAGTAAACTTGGTTGAAGATCCACAGGGTGCTGTTAATAAACCACTTATTGCTTATAGCTTTGCTGAAGCAGTAAGTAAAGTTGGCTATTCTGATGACTTTGAAAATTACACTATATGCCAGTCTATTGATGCATCTTTTAGAGTCTTTAATGTTGCACCAATTGTACTGATTAATGTTCTAGATCCCGCAGAACATAATATAGCTGTAACCGATGAAGTTTATGCAATTGTAAATAATGAAATTGAAATTGAAGAAGAAGGAATAATGTTAGATGAAAACTTTTCTGTCAGCAGTGAAGACGGAGTAACCGATTATGTAAAAGATAATGATTATAAATTATCTTTTAATGATGATGGGTTCGTTGTACTGGAAGTTGTTGAAGGTGGTCAAATAGAAACTGACGGAGAAACATCACTAACTTTAGGTTTTACAAAGCTAGATCCATCAGCAGTAACTAAAGATGATGTGATTGGTGGTTATGATATTGCTACTGGAAAATATAAAGGTTTAGAAAATGTTGAGCAGGTATTTCCTCAATTATCAGTAATACCTGGTACTATTCTGGCCCCTGGTTGGAGTCACATGCCATCTGTAGGTATTGCAATGACTTCAAAAACAAAAGGAATTAACGGTTCATTTAGCTGTCAGTCGGTTCTTGATATTGATACAAATGATGTTGATGGAGCTGCAGCTTATAGTGATGCAGCTGGCTGGAAGAATGATAACAGCTACACTGATAAAAATAATATTGTCGCCTGGCCAAAAGCTATGGTTGGAGATAAAACTTATTATTTTAGCGCTCTTATTGCACCGCTAATGGCTTTTATTGATGATCAAAACGAAGGCGTTCCTTTTGTTTCTCCATCTAACAAGCAGGCTAAAATTACAGCCACTGTTTTAGAAAACGGAGAAGAAGTATATCTAGATCAGGTGCAGGCCAATCTTTTAAATAGCAATGGTATTATAACTGCTATTAATATGGATGGTTGGAAAGCCTGGGGTAATAGAACTGGAGCTTATCCATCTACTACTGATCCTAAGGATGCATTCATATCTGTTAGAAGAATGTTTGACTGGTGGGGAAATACATTCATTCGGACATATTTCCAAAAAGTCGATGATCCCACTAACTTAAGATTAGTTGAAAATATTGTGGATAGCGAAAACATCAGAGCAAATGGTTATAAAGCTAAACAGCAGCTGGCTGGAGCTAAGATTGAATTTAACCAGGATGAAAATCCATTGACTGATATTATCGATGGAAAAATTGTATTCCATCAGTATTTGACACCATATCCACCAGCTAGATCTATCACAAACATTCTAGAGTTTGATCCTTATGCTCTGCAAGCAGCTCTTGGAGGTGAATAATAGTGGTAAATCCTATTCCAGAAAAAGTAGTTAACTTTAATCTTTATGATGAAGGCGAAAAAATGATTGGTATCACAGGCGAAGTAACGTTACCAAATTTTGAAGCAATGTCAGAAACAATTTCCGGAGCTGGTATAGCGGGAGAATATGAAAGTCCAACACCTGGACATTTTAGCAGCATGGAAATAGAAATCCCGTATAGAACTGTTAACGGACGCTCAACAAAACTGATGACTCCTACTGCCAAAACTATAATCTTGCGTGGGTCTCAGCAGATTAATGACTCTTCTGCTGGAACTATTGAATATCAACCAGTGAAAATAACTATGAAAGTAGTGCCTAAAAATCTTAATTTAGGTACTATGGGAGTTGGCCAGCCATCTGAGACTGCTAATACTCTTGAAATAATGTATATCAAAATAGTTATTGATGGAGAAGAAGTTTTAGAATATGACAAATTAAACTTCATTTATGTTGTTGATGGTCAAGATATACTTAAAAAAGTAAGAGATCAAATATAATAGGAGGTAAATTAAATGTCTAAAGAAGTGAAAAAAGATAATCCGTTGATCATTGAGTTAAGTAAGCCAATCAAATTTGAAGATAAAACTGTAGAAAAAATTGATTTAACTGGTTTGGAAAAGCTAAAAACCAGTGATCTAATTGAATTAGAAAAACAGTTTAATTTAGATGGTAACTTTTCTTCTCAACCAGAAGCCAGTGTTGCTTATGCAAGATTGGTATCTAACCGAGTTACAGATTTACCGCTGGAATTTTTTGATCAATTAGGTGCAAAAAATATTATTAAAGTAAAGACTGCGGTAATGAATTTTTTCTACGGAGAGGAATAAAAGCCACTGACGGAAAAAAGTTAAGAAAAATTTCTGTCAGTTTAGGTTTGAGAACATCAACCAGCGTTGATTTTTATTATTACTTAGAAATCGATGAACTTTTCAATATAGCTGATGATATAAAGGCGGTGACTAATAATGGCAAGTAGGACCACTTATCAAACTCATTTTCTTTTGGGTGCAAAAGTTCAATCCAGTATGCATAAATCTTTTTCTAAAGTCCAGAAGAATATGAAAAATATTAGAAAAAGTGCAGGTTATACAGAAAGTGCTTATTCTAAACTAGGTAGAACTATGAAAAGAGCTTTGGGTGCTGCCGGAATATATTTTAGTGCCAGAACAATAGTCACCGCTTTAAAAAGCTCTACTCAAGCAGCAATGGAATTTGAAGATCAAATGGCTGATGTTGGTACTCTCCTGGATGGCAATGTAAAAGAAAAGTTAGGTAATTATAGTGAGCAGGTTAAACAAACAGCAATTGCAACTGGTCTTTCTACAGAACAGTTAAACAGAGGTCTATATGAAACTATATCAGCATTAGGAGAAAGCGCTGATACTTATGATATTTTTCAAAAGGCTGCAGAAAATGCTCGCGGTGGTAATGCGGATGTTCAAAATGTAGTTAAGTTTTTATCTGCCACAATGAAAGGTTACGGAGATGTAAGTGCAGAGACTGCTCAAAAAGTTTCTGATTTAGGTTTCCAGACTGTTAAATTAGGTCAGACAAGTTTCCCAGAATTAGCACAGAATATGGGTGATGTAGTACCTCTTGCTGGCGCGATGGGAGCCAATATGGAATCTGTTTTCGGGGCTATGTCCACTCTAACTGGTGTTACTGGTGATACTGCAAAAGTAAGTACTCAGTTAAGAGGGGTTTTCACAGCTTTAACAAAGCCAACATCAGCTATGAAAGAAGTTATGAATGGCTTAGGATATGAATCTGGTGCAGCAATGATCAAAGCAAAGGGTTTCCAGGGAACACTTGACCTTTTAAAGAAGGCTACTGGAGGATCTACTGAACAATTAAGTAAAATGTTTGGGCGAGTTGAAGCATTAAATGCAGTTATTGCTTTAACTGGAGCTCAGTCAGAAAACTTTACAACTAAAACAGAAGCTATGTATCAAGCAGTTGGAGCAAGCAACGAAGCTTTCAAAGATAAAGTTAAAACTTCTAAAGCATTAAGAGAACGTTTTGGACAGTTAATTAATGTATTGAAAATTAATTTTGGTAACAAAGTTTTACCCTATATTAATCAAGGGTTAGAATTTATTCTTGCTAATTATAAAGAAATGGGAGCTCAAGCAAAAGCGGCTATGGAGCCTGTCCGAGCAACTTATAATTTCATAAAAAATAATTGGACTGCAATAGAGCCAATTGTCGTTGGAATAACTTCTGCAATGGTAGCATATAAAACTACTCAAATTGCTTTGACAGCTGCTCAAAAAGCCGGAATGATTGTTCAAGCAATCTCTAAAGCTTATAGTACTTTTCAAACAACTATGAATGCAGCTCGATATTCTACTTTGGCGGCAAGCAAAGCTCAGGTCGCGCTTAATCTTGCAATGTCAGCTAATCCAGCTGCAGTTGTAGCAATCGCGATAGGCGCTCTGGCTACTGCCGGATATTTGGTCTATAAAAACTGGGACAAAATATTACCTAAGTTAAGAGCTTTCTATAATTTAATTAAAAACTTGCCGGTAGTTGAAGCTTTTATAAGTGGAATCACTGACATTTATCAGTCAGGAAAAGACACTTTTAACGGACTAGTTGATTTTGTAAGCGGAGTATTTACTGGCAACTGGTCAAAAGCCTGGGATGGAGTTGTTCAAGCAGTCGGAGGTTCATTCTCTTTAATTGGAGATTTAGTTAAACTTCCAATTAATAATACTATAGGTTTGATTAATACAGCCCTTGCAGGCATTGGAAAGATTGATGTCTCTATACCCGACTGGGTACCAGGAGTTGGAGGTAAAAGTTTTGGCCCGGACATTCCAGAAATCCCATTATTAGCAAAAGGAACAAATAATTTCGGCGGAGGTATGGCTATAGTTGGAGAGCAAGGACCTGAACTGGTTAATATGCCACAAGGAACTCAGGTTACAACTGCAACTAAAACCGAGACGCTTATACAAAAACTAAAAGAAACTCCTTCTAAGGCTACTAAAATATTAAACAACTTAAAATCTGATAATTCGACTAAAAATACTAAAATTGAAATTAATATTGAAAATATTATTGAAGGAAATGCGGATAAAACAGAATTGGAGCGTTCAAATAGAGAATTAAGAGATATGATCGAAGAAGTATTTCTTGATTTAGGAGGAAATCCAAGAACTGATTTCAGTTAAAGAGGTGGTTGTTGTGAGGTATACTACAAAATCCGGTGATACATTTGATATTATCGCAAAAGAAAATTTAGGAAAAGAAAAATATGCAAAAGAATTAATGCAGGCGAATAAAGAATATATAGAATTTGTTATTTTCCCAGCCGGCATTGAACTGGAGTTGCCGGAAATAGATGAAGAAAGTTCTTCTGGGAAACAAGCACCTCCATGGAGGGATTAATAAATGAAAACCAGAAGAGCTAATCCTATAATTTATTACCAGGGAACAAATATAACTAAAAACTTAGAAAAGGAAATTAAATCATTTTCTTTTACCGATGTTGCTTCGGGATCGTCAGATACTATACAACTTAAAGTACATGATATAACAAAAAAATGGCTATCGAACTGGGCTCCTCAAACAGGCGATGTAATTGAAGCATCAATAAAAGTAGAAGATTGGAACAAAGAGGGAGATACAAGAGTTTTTAGCTGCGGGAAATTTATTGTTGATCGGCCACGGTACAGAGGGCGACCAGTTGAATTAAGTTTAAATGCTGCAGCACTTCCTAATGATACAGACTTTACAACTACTAAAAAAAGCAGAACTTGGAATAAAGCCACTTTAGAGAAAATAGCACAAAAAATTGCTAATGAGAACAATTTAAATCTAGTTTTTGATTCCAGTTTAAATCCCGATATAAAATTTGTTGAACAAAGTGAAGTTAGTGACAAAACTTTTCTTAATGATCTCTGCACCAGGTACGGTGTAGTAATGAAAATTTATAAAGAAAAAATTGTACTTTATAACGAAAAAGATTATGAGAGCAAGGAGCCGGTAACTACTATTGACGAATCAGAATTAGAAGACTGGGACCTCGATCCTAATCTTACTGACAGCGGATATGATGGAGCTCATTTAAGTTACTTTGATCCAGAAACCGAAGAACACAAAGATTATACTTTTATAATACCAGGGGAACCAGGTAAAAAAATATTAGAGATTAATGATTTAGTATTTTCTCTTTCTGAAGCAGAAGCAAAAGCGAAAGGGGCTTTAAGAAAGAAAAATAAAAGCGAAATAAATTTGAAAGGTAAATTAAGTGGAGGAACTTTTTTAGTTGCCGGCAGCACTATAGAAATCACTGGCTTAGGAATTTATTCTGGCAAGTATTATATTGATAAAATAATTCATAATGTAAAACCTTATAAAATGGGCCTTGAAATGCATAAAGTTCTGGAGGGTTATTAATGAGCTGGATTAAAGATAAAATTGTTCAGATATTAAAAAATATGATCAGAGTTGGTAATGTTTCAAGTATCGATTATGAACGCGGAGCTGTGAAAGTGACCTTTCCAGATAAAGATAATATTGTTACAGATCTTCTTCCTTATCTTTCTTTTGAATATAATATGCCAGAGGTAGGGGATACTGTTTTATGTGTTTTCTTACCTAATGGAATTTCAAAAGGTTTTTGTCTGGGCCAGCCTTATAGTCTCAAAAATATGCCAAAGCAGCCCGGGCCACAGTACTATTATAAAAACATCTATGACGAAGCCTTTTACCAGTACGATAAAAACTCAAAAACTTTAACCATAGACGCTGATAATATTGTGCTTAATGCAGCAACATCGATTGTTTTTAAAGCTCCTACAATTACTCTTGATGGAGAAACAACTATAACTAAAAACTTAACTATTAATCAAAATCTTAATGTTAGTGGCACTATTTCTGCAGGTGGAGATATAACCTCAGGAGGATCAATTATTGATACAGCAGGCAACACTAACCACCATACTCATTAGAAATAAGGTGATTATATGATTGGATATTTTGGTCCGGTTATCTTCGAAACATCAGATAGTCGGATTTTGAATTTTAATGACTTATCTCATACAGCTTCTGCCAGTTATGAAAAACATCAGATTATTGGCCAAAAACCTAGAAGTGAATTTAGCAATCCCGATCTTGAAACGATTAGCTTTACAATTAACCTCAATGGAAACCACGGCGTTAAACCCCGAGATGAGATAGAAAAGTGGGCCAGCATTGTAAATCAAGGAGAAGCATATTCGCTTGTTATAGGCAGCAAGATAGTTGGGGACGATCTCTGGGTGTGCCAAAGCATAAGTTCAGCCTGGAATACTGTATTTAACCAGGGAGAATTATTTTCAGCAAAAATAGATGTCTCTCTTGAAGAATACATTTCGGAGATGTGATGCAAATGATTGATACAACCAAAATTAATTTAAATTTAAATGATGATCTTGAAGAATATCAGGAAGTTATAAGAAATGTAAAAACTATACTTACCACTCCAAAAGGAACAGTTGCTTTTGATAGAGAATTCGGAATCGACTGGTCTATTCTTGACCAACCGATGGCCCGGGCCAAAGGGCTTTTGACTGCAGAGTATGTTAAACAGGTAAGAAAATATGAACCCAGAGTAAAAGTTACTGAAGTATTATTTGAAGAACCGGATCAAGATGGAGTGTTAATACCTAAGGTGGTGTTAGAAAGTGGCTAAAATTCAAGAATTGCAACACTTGCCGGAAATAAATTTTGTAGAAACAGATGTAGAAACTATGCTGGCCGATGCTATAGAAAGTTATGAAAAAGCTTTTTATGATCAAACTGGGAAAAAGAAAACCCTTGCCCCAGGTGATCCTGTTCGAATTTGGATTTATTCTCAAGTTTTGAAACAATACCAAACTAATTTGTTAATAGATAAAGTCGCAAAACAGAATTTGCTTTATTATTCCACAGGCGAAAAGTTAGAACATTTAGCTGCATTGTTAAGTGTCGATAAAGACGGACCGCAAAAAGCGATAACAACTATGGAAATTACTCTTTCTGCAGCACAAGATAATGCAGTTCCTATAAAAGCCGGAACCAGAGTTACTCCTGGTAATAATATATTTTTTGAAACTACTGAATATCAAGAAGTGCCGGCCGGGTCAACAACCTATGAATTTCAAGTTACTTGTACTGAAGCAGGAACAATTGGCAATGGTTTCACAGCTGGACAGATAGATACTCTTGTTGATCCAATACCTTATACTGAATCAATAACAAATATAGATACAAGTCAGAATGGAGCTGAGGAAGAAAGCGATGAAAGTCTGACCAGAAAAACATATTTGAAGCCAGAGTCGTTTTCAGTTGCTGGCCCGGAGGGAGCATATATCTTTTTTGTCAAAGAGTTTAGTCAGAGCATTATTGATGTTGTGCCAACTTCTCCATCGCCAGGAGTTGTGGATATTAGATTTATTTTAGAAAATGGAGAATTACCTGACCAGGCAATAATAGATTCTTTAGAAGAATATTTGGATTTCAAAAAACGAAGGCCACTTACGGATAATGTACAGGTAGGAGCTCCGGTCCAAGTTATGTATGATATAGATTTGACTTATTACATATCTTCAAATGATGAAGATATTGCTCAGAATATACAAGATGCAGTTGATCAAGCTATATCTGATTATCAAAAATGGCAAAAAACAAAAATTGGCCGGGATATAAACCCGGATGAACTTAAAAGTAGAATAAAAGAAGCTGGAGCTAAAAGGTCTGTTGTTGCAGCACCAGTATTTACTCAAGTTCAGAAAACAGAGGTGGCAGCTGCAGCCAATATAACTATTAATTATGGAGGTTTAGAAGATGAATAATAAAATAGATGAAGTTAAACTTATTGAAATCTTACCTCCGAATTTAAGAGAAGATCCGGATATTATAGCAGCAAGCGAAAGCATAGACGCTGAACATCAAAAAACAGTAAGCAAAATAAATAAAGTTTTAACTGTTGGAGATATTGACAATGCAGAAGAAAAAGTTGTCGATCATTTAGCGCTGTCAGCTCATGCTGATTATTATGAACTCAGTTTACCAATTGAGAAAAAAAGAAAAATAGCAAAAAAAGCTTATATTTTGCATTATACAAAGGGAACTCCTTTTGCGGTCGAACAAATTGTCAGTGATGCATTTGACAACGCTATTGTGGAAGAATGGTTTGAATATGATGGAGACCCTTATTATTTCAGAATCCAAGTTGAGGATAGAATAACTGATCAAGAAGTCTTAAGAAAACTACTGAAAGCTATTAACTCAGCAAAAAATAAACGGTCCTGGTTAGAATCAGTTAACATTAAGCGCGAAAACATTGCTAATTTATATTTTGCATCTTTTATGCATACTAATCAAAATGTCACTTTAAAACAGATTCCGGTCCAAGATGTTTATGATCCAGTTAATAATCTTTATGTTGCCGCAGTTAATAGACAATCTAAGGAATTGATTTTAAAACAAATACCTTTGCCCGAGGTTATAGAAAGTTCGGGCGCATTAAAAGTTGGAGTTGCAAACAGACAAAGTACTTATTTGAAATTATACACGGAGGTGTAAATGATGGCCCAGTTTAATAGTTTAACGATTACTCAAGATGGTTTAGAGCTGCAGTCAAAAGCTCAGACTGGTACTACTCTAAATTTTACTAGAGCAGCAGTTGGAGATGGAGAACTGCCGGATGGTACAAATTTAATTGATTTAAGTTCTTTGATAAATGAAAAGGAGTCTCTTAACCTTACCGATTTATTTGTAGACGGCAGCGGTAATGCTAGAGCCAGAGCTACTGTTTCTAATCAAGGTTTAGCCACTGGTTTTTATATCAGAGAGATTGGTCTTTTCGCTAACGATCCAGACAAAGGCGAAATTTTATATTGCGTAGCAAACGCCGGGCAGTATGCTGACTTTTTGCCGGCTGGAACTGGATCAGATATTGTAGAATCTACTCTTGATCTGGTAACTATTGTAGGTAATGCAGAAAATGTTACCGCTCAAATAGACGAAAGTTTAACTTATGTTACTGTAAAAGATATTAATGACAAATTAGATCTAGAGACTGCTGATCATCAATATAAATTAGTAGTTATTGACGGATCACTTGTTTTAGAGGAGGTATTATAAATGAAAGAATTTCCTAAAAAATTAAAGACAAAAAAAGATTATGAAAATATCGTCGATGATTTCGGCTACACTCAAAAAGTAAAAGAAGCTTATCAGGCATTGTTAGAAACTGATCAGCATTATGTATTTGATAAAGAACTGGCAACTGAGGATGAAAGGACTGGCCCGCTCCCTGATTATAAAATAATGAAAGAAGATGATCAGGAAACCGAGACGGTTAAAATTGTTCAGTATAAATTAGTAGATAACCCTGACTCAAAGCTCAAAGAGTTAGGATTTACAGAATCTGAAGTTCAAGAGGTGATTGACTTATGCTAAGTGTAGTAGGAGTAGATAGTCCTGCTTTTTACAACGCTGAAGGAAACATAGAAAAGACAACCGGAGTCCAGGGAGTAGATATTCCGGCCCTGGCATTAAGAATTAATAGGCAGAACTTAAAAATTGAATCAGCATCAGCACTAACTGCCTCAGACAATGATGGCAGTTTTTCTAGTTTTGCGATGGGTACAGATTATTATATCTATGCCTGTCAACCAGCTGATGGTATTGAGCCAGACTTTGTGCTTTCGGCTAACTCTACTTATCCAGATACAATTCCTTCTGGAGTTACGCCCAGTGCTGATAACACTCGGAAGATTGGTGGCTTTCATTATGGCCGGGTAAGGAACAGTTCTACAGCTTCTGATGTATCAGAAAGCATTGTACCTAACTCAGTTTGGGACCTTGTTAATCGTCCTAAATGTTCCCCTGAGGGGATGGCTAAGGTAGGAAACCTTTGGGTAGATATTTATCTGGCATCTGATGATGGTAACGGTGGTGTTGAATCAAAATATAATGCGACACCTATAACCGGAACTGAAGGCTTAAGCTGGTACAGTTTCGCTGAAAGGTTTGCCAAAGTTGATAAGAGGATGGCATCAATGTCAGAGTGGACAGCATTAGCTCAGGGCAGTCCTCAGGGTAACGATGGTGACAATGTCAATGCCTGGTCTGCTACCAGCAACAGCAGTAGAACTGCAACTGGTACTGTAACCAATGCTATCAGTAATTATAATATTGTCGATTGTGCCGGTAATGTCTGGGAATGGCTGGATGAGGTTTCAATTAGACAGGATTCTACAACCTGGCAATGGTATGATCCAGCAACTGATTTTAATGAAACAATGGAGTCCGGATGGGACCAGCTTGGTGATATGTACTTACCTAATGCAGATGGTCTTTCAGCTTTCCGCGCCGGTGGCTATTGGAATGATGGTGTTCACTGTGGTGCTCGCGCGTTGAACCTGGACCTCAAGCCTTGGAGCGTGTACTCGAGTATCGGGTCTCGTGGTGTCTGTGATCCTCTGTAATTTGAACTTTGATAATCTGTCTTTTTATTAAGGTGTGAATATTTATCAAAAATCTAACAATACATCAAAAAGTATATGATCTCATGGTTTGGTTTTTCCCGATCGTAGATAACTTTCCGAAGTACGAAAAATTTGTGCTTTGCACTCAAATAAAGAACTCTATATTAGATATTTCAAAAATCATTATTGAAGCTAATAAAACCAGAGGTAGCAAAGTGAGGTTTCTGCATCGGGTAGATGTTCGACTTGAGCAGCTAAGAATGCTGATCAGATTTGCTCATGAAAGACATTATCTAAACCATTCTAAATATGAAAATGTATCTAAAAAAGTTGATGAAATAGGACGCATGCTTGGAGGTTGGATCAAGTCATGCGATTAAACATTTGGGGTTAAGAGCGTTTTTTCCACGCCGGTGGCAATTGGAATGATGGTGTTCACTGTGGTGCTCGCGCGTTGAACCTGAACAACAAGCCTTGGAACGTGAACTCGAATATCGGGTCTCGTGGTGTCTGTGCTCTTCATGCAAAAATCTTTCAGACAGTAGTGGTTACGGCCACTACTGCAGTGTTTCTAGAAATGAGGAACAGGCTTTTAATCCCTGCTGAGATACTTTTTTAAAGTCAATCCAGCAAAAAATTTAGATTGCTAGCCAGGCAGCAAGTATTGAAAAATAGAAAGTTGTCACAGTCAGCGACTGCCCGTTCTCATTTGAGCGGGCTTTTAATTTCCACCCATAAATAGAGAAAGTGGTGATAATATTCCAAAAAAATTTAAGAATCTATATCCAAAAATATACGATTTTGAGAACCTATACATTTCTTATGAAAATGCTAGAAAATCTAAACGATATACTAACCAGGTCCTTAAATTTACTAATCAGTTAGAAAGCAATTTAATTAACATTCAAAATCAGCTCATCTGGAAAGAATATTTGCCTGGCGAATATCATCAGTTCTATGTCTATGAACCTAAGCAGCGGTTAGTTATGGCACTTCCTTTTGAGGATAGAGTGGTCCAGTGGGCTGTATATAGAAATTTAAATCCTATATTTGATAAAACTTTTTATGAACATAGCTGCGCCTGCCGGATTGGTAAAGGTACTCATTATGCAGCGGACCAGCTGCAGCACTGGATGAGAAAACTAGATAGAAGCCCAGGGGAAACTTATTATCTCAAAGCTGATGTTGCAAAATATTTTTACAGGATAGATCACAGAACTCTTTTCGAAATCATCAAAAGAAAGATTAGCTGCAGAGATACTTTAGAGCTGATCTGGAAGATCATTAAAAAAGATGATGGTGAATTCGGAATACATCTCGGTGATCATTACTTTGAAAGAGATAAAATCAAAGGAATTGGAATCCCGATTGGTAACTTAACCAGTCAATTATTTGCTAATGTTTATCTCGACTTCATGGATAAATTTATAAAACATAATTTACGGGCTAAACACTACGTCAGATATATGGACGATTTTGTTATCCTGGGAAAATCAAAGAAAGAACTACATACAATCAGACAGGAGATAGAAATATTTCTTGCTGATTATTTAAAACTTGAACTTAACAACAAAACTACTGTTGATAATATCTGGAATGGAATAGATTTCTGCGGATATGTCACTTATCCACCATATAGAAAATTGAGAAAAAGTACAAAAAGGAAACTCAAAAGACGGCTTAAATATCTTCAGAAAAAGTATTATAAAGAGGAGGTGGAGATCAATGAAATAAATGCCAGCGTTCAAAGTTATCTTGGAATATTAAAACATTGTGACAGCCATAATCTGACAATGTCGGTTATTGGCCAGTTAGAGGATGAAATACTTAATCAACTAGATTTAGAGGACGTTCGAGAACAAAGAAGTTGATGCGATATACAGATAAGCAAATACTTTTGCCTTGTAGCAGGGCTTGGTTTGAGGTGAAAACACGTGAATGCAAAATGGAGACCATTTTTAGACGAAATAATTTATTACTGGAACAAATTTTTTGAGCATACAGTTATAAAAAGTTTTCTTGCGGTGGGGGGCACATTGCTGACTATGATGTTTGGAGATATGAATGCAGCTATGCAGGGCTTTTTGATTTTGTTGGCAGCAGATTATATTACAGGAATTATAAAAGCAAGCAAAAAAGGTCAGCTATCAAGCTGGATGTCCCGTAAGGGGTGGGGGAAAATAGCGACTTATGCAATTGTAATATCGCTTGGCCACCTGGTAACTCAAATAGGGATGAAAGGAATGAGAGATTTTGTTCTTCTCTGGGCCGGAGCAACTGAAGCTATATCTATTTTAGAAAACTGTGACGAGCTCGGTGTCGCTATTCCCGAGTTTATGCGAGAAAAACTTTTACGAACAAAAGAAAATAAATTTGGAGAGGAGATTAACCGATGAAAATAACTGATGATGCAGGACATGGAGGTTCTGACCCTGGAGCTGTCGACCCAAAAGAAGTTGAAAAAGAAGATGGTATTTATGAAGATGAAATTTACTCTGAAGAGAGCGATATAAATTTGAAAGCAGCTAAGATTTTTAAAGAAATAGCTGAATTTAAAGGTCATGAAATTATTATGACCAGAAAAGAAGATAAGTATATCCCTTTGTATCAAAGAAGTGATTTAGCAAATAAAGAAAAAACAGATATATTTGTTTCTTTTCATTGCAATTCTGTGGGCTTTCCTACTGCTAAAGGAATAGAAACTCTATATTATCCAACTTCTAAAAACGGGAAAAAACTTGCTGAATGTATTCAAGATAATTTAATGAAAGTTGCGGATACACCAGATAGAGGAATAAAGTCCAGAGATAATTTACACGTCTTAGAAGAAACAGATATGCCGGCTGTTTTAATAGAACTTGGCTTTATTTCTAACCCTGCAGAGGAAAAACTCTTAAATGAAAAAGAATATTTATATCTTCTTTGTGAAGCAGTGTTAAATGGAGTTGATGATTATGCCAGAAACAGTTAATGAAGTCAATCTTAAAGAGGACTCAAACGATAACGGAATTCCCGACTGGGTAGAAGCTACAGCGACTTATCTTATAGCTGCTATTTGTGTAGCTCTTGCTGTTTCTGGGTATGTTAAAAATAATTTAGACCCTGCATCTATAAGGTGGTTGATGAGTTTTGCTGCAGCTCTTTCCGGAGGTAGAGATTTGATTAAAGGTTTTGTAGGGGGACGATAAAATGCTAAAAACTAAGCATAAAATTATATTGATTGTTATTGCTGTAATTATAGCCCTGGCACTGCTGTTTTTTGTTGGCAAGGAAATAGCTGCAGGTTTTGCAGCTGTATTAGGTATATTTGGTTTTAGTGGTGGCAAAGCTCTTAAGAAAAAATCTGATGAAGTTAAGAAAAAAGCTGATCAGGAAAAAGAAGTGGCTAAAAAAGTAGAAAATAATATTGATGATCGGAATAAAAAAGATAAGCAGCTGCAGCGGGATGATCAGGAGAGAGCTGAAATTGCTGAAGAATTAGAAAATGAATCTGATGATAGAGAAAAAGAAATGCAAAAAATAAGAGATGATCAGGCAGCAAGAAAAGAAAAAGGTGAAAAATTAAATGCTCGACTAGAAGAATTAAAAGGGGATGATTAAAATTAAAAAACTGTTAATCATTATTATAGCCTTAGTTTTGATTTTCTTCCCGGGACAAATTAATGCTCAGGATCAATCTGATGTAAGTTACCAAAAACTATTGGAGCGCAACCAGGAGTTAACTGAAATTGCAGAAGAATATAAAAAAATGTGGGAAGAAGCTGAAAAACAATTAAATATAGCTGATGAATTATATTCTAAAGAAAAATCTGAAAAAGAAAAGTTTAAAATGCTATATGAAGAGGAAAGAGAAGATAAAAAAGAATATAGACAGTTATATCAAAGCAGTAATGAAGATCTAAAAAAAGTTTTAAAGTCTAATGAAAGATTACAATCTTATATTGACAGTTTAAATGAAACTATTGACAAACATTTAGGAAAAAGTAATATATCTGTATCAACCGGAATCGGTATAAATGCAAAAAATCCAGATGAAAGTCTATTCATTGTAGGCTTTGAATTTGGGATTTAATATAAATAATTTTTGTAGCGGAGGTAAACATGAGATACCTTATGTTTTTATTGTTAATAATTTTAGATTTAATTTTTAGCGCAGGAACTTCATATTTTATTTTAACTAGAAAAATGAAAAGAATTGATAAAAATTCAAGTTGCGGAACCGGGAGCATCGGAGAAGCAATTATTGCTTGGGTAGTTGTTGTGGTTATTTTTATAATATTACTTGCTGTATATGGTTCATTATTGTATTGGATCATGTTTCTTTTACTTTAAAGGAGGTCTTATGGCTATTCTAAAAGTTTTACTAATTATCATAATTTCGATTATTATTTCTGGCCTGCAAAGTTATTCGGTTTATAAATGGTTATTGAGTGGAGATCATCAAGCACCATATAATCCATTTGCACCTTATGAAAATTCTTTAATAGGTGCTGCAGTTGCCGGGATTGTTTTTGCAACTGTAAATACAACTATATTACATTGGATTATATTTTAATTATTAACCTCTAGGGCGGAAGCCTTAGGGGTCTTTTTTTATGCCTAAAAATATTTTTAAGAAAATTAATAAAAAGTCTTGACAAATTACATACATGCATGTATAATAAAGATGGAAGATAGGGGAAGGGGCAAAAAAATGAAAATAAAAATATATTTAGTTACTAAAAACAATGGCAATCAAGATAATTTAAATTATAGGCAAAACAAAAACGGCAATATTCCCAGGACTGTTGACAAAGTACATTTTGCAGACTGCAGAACAGATAAAACTTATAAAATGAATAGATCAGAATTTTTATCAAAATTTGAACACTGCCACGATATTTTTTGGACTAAAAATTAATATAAAAACCTGAGCAAGTTATAAAACTGCTTAAAAATAGGAGGTAATAAAAATGGCTAGACAAATTTGTGTATATGTTGAAGATTGGCAATTTGAAAAATTACAAAAAGAAGGCAACAAGTCGGAAGTGGCCAGAAAAGCATTTGATTTATATTACAAAAAGGAGGAAAAAGAAATGAAAATTATCGAAACTGTAGAATTAACTAAAAGTGGTGTGAAAGTTAGTGATCAGGACAATCCAATGGCAGTTAGATATTTTAATGATAACGGCAATTTACCCGATGGAAATTTTGATGAAAGTCAAATAGCTGGCGAATGGGTCCACCTAGAAGGAAAACACACAAATCTTGAAACTTACGCTTATAGATCTATTGATAATAGCACACTTGTTCCAGTTGATATTTTTAGAGAAAAAATGATTAAAGAGATGGAAGGCGAAAGCGTTATTGTTGATGCTGAATGGATAGAAGAAAATGACCCGCATTTGTTAGACTGGATTACATCGAGCAATTACTGGGGTAGAGGCTATGATTTTACTCCGGAACGCTCTGAGGCTATTGTGGAATTGCAGTTTGATGAGGAGGGCGTTCGCTACTATGGTGATTTTGAGAGCAGAGAAACAAGCGACAAATATCCTTCTCAAAACCAGGGGCCCTGGGGTGAAGATGAATGGGAAGATTGGGGAGATATTGAGCAACTGAAAAAATACTACTTATTAGTGAAAAATAATGGCTAATCTAATTATACCTGGCCGTATTCTAGGAATAATATGGACTACGGCCAGCTGGTCATCTACTGAGGAAACTATCCAGGTCACTAATAAGGATTATGAAATTGTCAAGGAAGTTCAAAGTTACCTTGCAAAACTAGGTTTTGAATATACTATATACCAGGGCCCAGAGGAAAACAAAAGACCTGGCTACGAATATGATTATTACAGAATGAAAATATATAATTATTATGTGATCAGCGAAATAAGAAGCAGATATAATTGGAGAGGGCAACGGGAAAAAGAAAGATATTATCCCAATTTCGTTTCCGAGCAGCAAGAAATAGACTTTTTGAGATATTATATTGATGATCAGGGACATTTTGATTATATGAATACTAAGCATGGCCAAAAGAAAAGATACAGAATTTGGGCTAATTACAATTTTGTAGATAAGTTAAGTGAGAGAATAAGCAAAATTGTTGGGGTTAATCAAAACAAACCTCAGGAGCATAAGCAATCAGATGTAACAATGATTATATACTACCAAAGCCAAAAGGATGTACCAACAATATTAGATTTCATAAACTCAGCTTAACGGCTGGGTTTTGTTATGTAAAAATATGGAATGGAACGAATAGGGAACAAATTTCAAAAAAATGAAAATGACCGCTCAATTAAGAACGGTCATCATAGTTGATATATCAATGGTGCCGAAGGTGGGACTCGAACCCACACGTCCGTAAGGACAACGGATTTTGAATCCGTCTTGTTTATATGTTTAGAATTGAATTGATTTGCACCAGTTTTGATATAACAGCCCTTAAGCCCTTTTTTTAAATTTTATATTTGTTTGTATTTGTTCCAATTTGCATTGTTTTTAAGAAATTTGGGAACACAAATGGAACGTCTTCATTCAAAATTTATTGCTTTTTCCAAAGCATTAATTGCATCATTTTGTTGATCTAAATCTCCGTGATAATATAAATCAATAGTGGTTTTTATTGTAGAATGGCCAAGCATTTCCATCACGGTTTCTCTTTTTACATCATCATTAACGTTAATTGTTGCGAAAGTATGTCTTAAAGTATGGATAGAATATTTTTTAGGAAGTTCAGCTTTCTCTAATATTTCATTAAAATGATCATTATAATAATCAGGACGAAAAGGTGTTTTATCCAGTCGGCAAAAAACAAAATCTTTTTCATAATCACTTTTTCTGATACCATGTTTTAATCTGGCTTCCTTTCTTCCTAATCTATATTTTTTTAAGACCCCAACAAGAGTTGGAGATATTTTAATTTGTCTCCGACTAGATTTATTTTTCATTTTTTCTTTGTGTATATAGCCACCTCTGACATTAACCATTGATTTTTTTATGTCAATGATTTGCTTATCCAAATCTACCTCTGTCCACTCTAAACCTAAAAGCTCGGATCTTCTCATTCCTGTCATTAATGCTGTAAATATAAAAGTAAACATTAACAGATCATCTTTTGCTGCTGTTAGTAGTTTTTGATATTCCTTTTTATTCATTACTGGAGCTTCTTTTTTCTCTGGCCGCGGGGGATCTATTGCATCTAATGGATTGTATTTTTTTAAGCCCAACTTGATTGCCTTTTTTAATGCAGCATTTAAAAAAACAAAGTGCTTGTGAAGGGTATTTTCTGAAAGACCTCCTTCACCTTTTTTTCTACCGTGATCTCTCATATTTTGAAAATAAACTTCTAAATGATAAGATTCAAGTTTTTGAACTTCAATATTGCCGAAATGAGGAATAAGATAACTCTCTAATATTCCTTTATATCCTTTGTAAGTAGATTCTTGAATGTTGGGTCGCTTATGGTTTTCTAACCACCTATCCAAATAATCCGACATAGTTACTTTTACTGGATCTACATAAGTTCCAGTTTGTTGAGAAGATTTAATTTCAACTATCCACTCTTGAGCTTCTTTTTTCTTATCAAATATTTTAGTTCTTCTTTTTCTTTTTTCACCACTGTCAATTTCAACAAAAGCCCTGTATTTACCATTATCAGTTTTTTGAATGTGAGGCATTTTGTTTACCACCTTTCTTGATTGCTACCTTTTGATTTTATAACCTCCCAATATTTTTGGAGTAGCTAGATCTTTGCTGTAAGTATCAACTAAATAAACCATTACGCTTTCAGTTTCATCAACTTTTCCTGTATTCCAAATTATATTTTGTATAGTAGATCCTAATTGTTCAGCTAATCTTTCTTTTTCATGTTCGGGTGAATAATACCAATCATCACTTATAAAAACATTTACAAACTTCCAGCTGCCATCACCGTGCCTGGGGCTGACATCAACAATTACTCCATTACTTTTGTCTATTAATTCATTAACAGCATTTTCAAAAGTATGATTTTGTTTTTGTTTTACTGCACTTTCAGTCGGATAATAAAAATCTATATCATTTATTTGACCAAAATAAGATTTTCCGTCAGTTTTTTGAGCTTTTTGATCGCCTAACATTTTAGATCCATCTTTGCCGTATGTATTAATTATATTTTCCGGCTGATTATAATCTTCGGAATTAAAACTAAAAGATGCCATTCCTAAATATGTCCCGACAGGAGCATCCTCAGGCATAATAAATGTCTTTTTCGCTACTCCATCTTTAATAACAGTGGTATCGCTTTTCATATTATAATCACTATCTAATAAACTCAACTCAAATATTCCACCGTCCGGCACATTAGACTTAATTTTTAGAATAACTTTATTATCTTTAACATTCGCAAATAAGTCAGCCCTAAACTCTCTATTAACCTTATTCTTAGTTTCTTCCACTTTTTTTGTTTCTACAGCAGTATTTGCGGAATTGCCATTTTCCTCTTCGGCACCTCCAAAAACAAGACCTATTAAAAATATACCTAACCAGGCACCAGATATTGTTTTACCCACTTTTGAAAACTTGTCTGACCTTAAAACTAATATTGGTCCAATAACAGGAATAAAGACAGCCGCTAAAATAAGTAACAATTTCTTTGAATCAAACCCTTTGTTATTTTCTTTCAATTTTAACTCCTCCTTTTTTTAAAATGATCTAGTTAATCCAACAACTTTACCTACAATTCTTGCATCTTTACTTTTAATCATGATTGGATCATACTTTTTATTCTCAGGTTGCAAAATCACACTACCATTTTGTTTAAAAACTCTTTTTAAGGTAGCATCGTGAGCATTAACCATTACTACAGCAATATCTTTATGGTTAACATCACATTGCTTTCTTACTAAAACCAAATCACCTTCATAAATACCGGCGCCTATCATACTATCTCCAGAGACTTCTAAGTAAAAATATTGCCCATCCCTAACCTTTTCAGAAGGAACTTTTTCATAACCTTTTATGTTCTCCTGGGCTAATATAGGTTGTCCAGCTGCAATTGAACCAAGCACTGGTATTTCCTCAAATCCCTGATACCCATCAACTTTTTTATGTTTTGGTTCATCATATCCTAGTAACCAAACTGGATTCACATTAAAATAATCAGCTATTACTTTCACTGTAGGTATCTTAGGTACCATTTTATTATTTTTATATCTTGAAATAGTTGCTGCAGATAAGTCTGTAATCTCAGCTATAACATCTAAATTAATACCTTTTTCTTCAATCAATTGACTTAACCTTTTAGCAAAAACTTCACTTTTTAATTTATCTTCTTTCATTTTTGCACCTCCAATTACTAATAATGTAATTATATTATAATACTTTATATTGCATTTTGCAAGAATAAATTAATATTTATCAGAAAATATTGCGAAAAGTATTGACAAGTTTTTTTAGTTATGTTAGTATTTTAATTAAGAATTACGAAACGCAATAAAAGGAGGTGGAACTTTTGGCTGACTACACAAAAATGTGGGAACTCAAAAGAAAGATCAAAGAAGAAGGCTATACTTACGCCGAGTTAGCTGTTGAAATAGGGATGGGCGCAAATACTCTTAGTGATAAATTGAACGGTAAATCTACTTTTACTATTGATGAAGTTCAATTAATAGTCGAAATTCTTGATATTGATCCTAGAGAAATTCCTAAATATTTTTTTAATTTATAATTACGTAACGTAAGGATGATATAAAATGAATGATATTAAGATTTTTGAAAATTATCAGTTTGGAGAAATAAGAGTTAGAAAAGAAAATGATCAAATTTGGTTTGTTGCTAAAGATTTATGTAATGCATTAGATATTTCTCATTATAGAGATGCAGTTTATAGATTAGATGATGATGAAAGGGGGTCGCTAATAGTCGACACCCCTGGAGGAAGACAAGAAATGTCAGCAGTAAATGAACCAGGAATGTATTCTTTGGTTTTGAAAAGTAGAAAACCAGAAGCGAAAAAATTTAAGCGCTGGATAACTCACGATGTAATTCCTGAAATCAGAAAGACTGGACAGTATGCTGCTAAACCTAGATCAGTTGAGGATCTTATTATTATGCAGGCTGAATCAGTTAAGGAATTGAAACAAAAGGTTGATCATCAGGAAAAGCAAATTAAGTCAATGAAAAATTCGCTTATTCACACGGATCAAGATTGGCGTGACTGGGCTAATAAACAACTTAACACTATAGGCTACCAAATGGGAGAAAGATATAGAGAAGCTAGAAGAATGAGCTACACTATATTAGAAAACAGAGCGCGCTGCCGTTTAGATGTTAGATTATCAAACCTAAAAAACAGGCTAAGAGAAGCTGGAGCGACTGAAACAAGAATTAACGATGCAAATAAATTAGATGTTATTGGTGAAGATCCCAGGTTGAAAGAAATATACAAATCAGTTATAGAAAAACTTTCTATCAAGTATTCAGTCTAAGAGGAGGTGTTTGAATTGAAGCCAGAAATTCAAGCTAAAGAGATCATAGAGAAAAGGGTTAGTGAAGAAGTTAAAAAATACCCGTTATTAATGAAAGTAGATGAAGTTAAGGAAGTGTTAGAAATTAGCGATGATGGCCAGATATATAAAATGCTTAATAAAGGCCAGGTACCCGGAGGAAAGAAAATACCTGGTTTAGGTTGGAGAATTAATAGAGATGTCTTTTTTACCTGGCTTTATTCTGGAGGTGATTCAAATTAAAAAAATCATCTTTAAATTAAAAGGGGCCTTAGAAATGCTCATCATCGCTTTAAAAGTTTCAGAAAGTGAAGAGGATAAAGAAATAGTTTTTAGAGCTCAACAGAAATTAGGAATGAAGAACGGCCTGAGGTATGCGAAAAGAGATTTTGTAGATGAAGTTGCTGACCAATTAGTATTATCAATTATTGAAACTTTAGAAAATCAAATCTCAGAAGTTAAAGAACACCTGGAAAATAAATTAAAAAATAGAAACTCTGGAGAGGATGAACTAAATGAAATTAACTAAAAAAGAAAAAACAGCCAGTTTGTTACTTGATTTATTTGTAGATTTCAATGATAAAGCTGAGGTTATTTATTATGTTGATCCAGTAGATGAATTAGTAATGTGTTCGACGGGAAAAGAAACAAAACTCATTTGTCCTATAAATGAGGTAGAAAGCGCAACCAGTACTGAAGATGATGTTTTATTCATTGAAGCGGACAAAACCTTTAAATTGACTAAATCTGGACCTATGGAGGTGCAAAAATGAAGATAGATATCAGTTTATCTGAGGAAATGACTATCAAAAGTGCTTTGCAGATGAGGTTGGCCAACCTGAAATCGATAAAATATAAAGATGAATATGTAAAAAAAGAAATTAAGAAAATTGAATTACTCTTGGAGAAACTAAATAAAGAAGATGAAAAAGAAGCTAAGAGAATAATGAGAGGTGAAGGTTAAGATGGGAACTATTAGAGAATGGCAACTTGTTATAATGGGTTTTCTTTGGGCCTTCCTTCTGTTCGTATTATTTCCACCAATGATCAAAGATATAATAGACACATTTAAAGAATTGTTTATACTGCTGCTGGCCCGGATAATTATATTTTTTAAGCGAATCAGAAAATTTTGGGCTATCTGGCGAAAGACTAAAGAAATCCCAGCTGATGGCACAGCTGAGATTCAAAAGAAAAAGCACTCTAAATACATTATAACAAATAGTTGCACTGATTTCCATAGGCAAAACTTAGAGAGGTGGAGATAATGAAATTATTTTTAAAATTTAAACTTTGGTTAATTGGAATACTGATCCCTTCAATTCATAAAGATTTAGATTTCTTAGAGCTGAACTATGACAGAAGCAAGAAAGGTCCTCTGATTATTTTATCAAATAAAGGAGCTGGCCAGATCAAGGACTGGGAAGGTAAATATTATCACTCTTATCAAAAAACTATAGGTAAAACAAAATTAACCCATTATGATACTACAGAAATTTACAGAGCAGAAGAAAATGAAGCATAAAAATTTGGTGGTGATAAAGCGTGGCTGGATACTTCAAACTCTATCGAGATATATTTGAAAGCAGCATATGGATGCAGCCAGTTGATTTAAGATTGTTCATATACCTAATTGGACAGGCCCGCTATAAAGAAGAACCTAACACCAAATATAAGACTTATGGAATCAATATTAAACGCGGGCAGTTCCTCAGGTCCTATAGAAAAATAAGAGATGATCTTGAGTATTTTGAGAACAATGCTCTTAAGCATTATAGCCTTTCAGTAATCAAACGTTCGGTGGATAGATTGGTAGAACAAGAAAGAATAGAAATTGAACAAACTAAGCTTGGAACACTCTTTACAGTCGTTAATTACTGTCAGTATCAGGATTATCAAGAAAAATGCGACCAGCTTGGAACAGACTTGGAACAGGGTTGGAACGGCGCTGGAACGGACGCGGAACAATACAGTAAGAAGGGGAAAGAAGGGGAAAGAAAGGAGAAAGAAAAACGTTCGGACTATGAAAGCCCGAACCCTCCTTCTAAAACCGAAGAAGATAACCCTAAATATGGAGAAGATTCTAGACCTTATAAAGCAGCAATGCATTTAAGAAAAAGAATTTTAGAAAATAATGAAAAGGCCCAGGTCCCTCAACCAGATCCAAAGTCAATGGAAAAATGGGCTTACGAGTTAGATAAGTTAAATAGACTGGGTCCGGTAGGTAGAAATGATGCCGGTTATGATTGGAAAGAGATCGGAATGATTATGGAATGGTGCCAGGATCATCACTTCTGGAACACTAATATTTTATCAGCCGGTACTTTTAGAGAACAAATAATCAAATTAGAAAATCAAATGAAAAGCGATATTAATAATGGAGAATGGAAAGCATCTAAAAATTCAAAACAAAAAGGGAATAAGAGAAAAGAGTTGTTTTTAAAATATAAAAATGAAGAAGAAAATAATTCTGGAGGTGAATAGATTGGAAAAATCAGAAGTTGTGCAGCTACTTAGTATTTTAGATAAATATTACAATCATAAATTTAACTTTCCGGTTGAAGACGATGATGAAAATGCTTTGATGATAGAAACTTGGCACGATTATTTAGGAGATTATGATTATCATCCAGCGTCAGTAGTATTGAAAAAATTAATGATTGAAAAAGAGTGGCCACCAACGCCAGGTGATTTAATTAGAGGGATTCAAAAAGCAATGACCAGAGATGAACCGGTAATGAAAATAAGCGGACCGAAAGCCTGGAATATGGTTTTAAATGCAATCAGCAAGCATAGTTGGGTATACAACCCTAAGGAAGTGAAAGAAGCACTCCCGGAACCAGTATTAAAGGCTGCAGAAGTAACTGGGTTTAGTTTGATTAATAATAATGCTGATGACAGTTTCATTATGAACAGATTTATTAAGACTTATGAACAGATTCAGGAGCATGAAAAAGAAAGAATGCTGTTACCTGGAGGAATTAGAAAAGATATCGAGAGAATTGAAAGACCAGAAGTAAAACAACTTGCAGAGAGGATAAGTGATAATAATGAATAATGAAATTTTCCCTAATTGGAAAAATGCTAATCAAGAATTAGAAAAATTAACAGAAGCGACATTTATTTATCCGGATTTTTCCAAACCATCTGGCCAGATAGCAATTAACTTATTTTTTGTAGATGAAAAAGCTCTTGATGTAAAGATACCTCAGGGGCAAAAGAGAAAATTCGAGAACATACTTGTAGCTTTAACTCAGGAAGTGATTCAAAAAGTCGGACTTAATGTAATTGGAATGGCCTATAGAAACCAGGAGTTAACAGGTAGAGTCAGAGAAATGATGGCCCGGGATGCAATTAGTAGATTCAAGAAATACTCTGAAGATCATGATCTAAAAGATTTTTTAGGAAGGAGACTTAGAGAAAGATTAGGACTGCCGGTTGAAGATAATGCAGAATATACTATTGGATTAGCCTGGGAGGATGAGGAAGAATGAAACCGATTATAGTAAACGGAAACATTGATCCAGAAACCAAAAATGATATGGCCGACCTGCTCAGAGACTTTAAGAATGACAACAAGGGCAAAAGAATTAAAATTGCAGGACCGTTTATTGAAACTGCATTAAGCACTGCAAATTATGAGAATGTTGAAATTGAATTAAGTGAGAATTATAAAGAAATCAGACTTAATATTATTGATAAAAACGCTGAGGTATCAGCTTAAGAGGTGATTTAAGTGCCAGTTGTTAAAGCGAATGTCAAAGAAATAGGTTATGCTGCATTAGCTCTGGCCATAATCGAAGGATATACACCAGAAGGAGCTCTGCAGGTAGTAGAAACAGGTGAAGAACCGACAACTAAGTTCAATGGAACCAATGATGTACTGGATATGATCATTCTAAAATATACCGATGATATGACCTATAAAGAAGTTGGAAGAGTTTATAATCTCAGTGCGGATAATGTCTATAACAAAGTGAGAAGGTTGGCAGCCAAAAAAAGAACTGAAGACATGGTAAAACTTTATGATGCCGGACTTAATTTTAATCAGATAGCAAAAGTTTTTAGGATGTCCCGGCAGGGAATCTGCTACAGATATAACAAAGCCAGGGGTGGAGATAATGAAAAGTCATGAGGTTATTTTCAAGAAAGACGGCCGGGTTAGAAAAGAGGTTATTAAAGCAAGGAACCAGTCAGCTGCAGTCGAAAAAATAAAAAAGAAACACAGGACCACTCATATTATTAAAGTCAGAAAACCAAAAGTAACTTTTGATGAGATATTAAATAAGTTGTTAGGGTGATCAGGGTGAGTAAGAAAATTGAAGTAGGTGATACAGTTCAAAGAAAATATACTTTCGGAACTGGAGATAAGACAATCGAGGGAGTAGTGCTGGGGAAAGACATTAATAAGGTATCTGGAGAGTCCTGGCTAAGAATAGCAGTTAAAGGTAATTTGAATTATAAAATTCTTTCACCAGAGAAAAGATGCAAGAAAATAGATAAAAAATATAAGCTGCATGAAGATGGGAAAATGAAACTTTTTGAGGAGGTTTAAGGATGGAAGATAAAATTTTAGTAGCTGAAGTTGATTATAAAGGAATAGGAAGCTATACATTACTGCCCAGTCAGTTTAAGAGTTATGATGTTGAAATGATGAAAGAAGAAGTTGTAACTGAATGTCTGGATGGAATGGGGGCAATTGATGAAGAAAATTATGATTCTGAAATAGAAGTGACCATTACTTTTAAAAATATGACTAAAGAAGAAGTGGAGAAAATGGGAGAATTTAATGGCTTTTAAGGAGGGTCAGAAGTGAGTGATTATGTTTGGCTGCAGATTATAAAACATGCACTTCAACATTATGTTCAAAGAAAAGGTGCGAGTGAAGAGGATCTAAAGCAGGAGCGAAAAGTGATGAGGCATTATGAGGATAGAGTTGATAGTTTTAAGGCAAGGCATAAAATA